CAGGAGATGCCCGCCCCGCCCGTGGGCTGGTTACGCTCATCGGCCATGATGAAGGTGCAGCAACGAGCCTCCAGCCCACCGGACCCCGCCGTGCCCGAAGCCTTCACGCTGACGCAGCGACTCCTGCCTTCTGGGACCTTGTAGTTGCCAGCAACACGGGTGTTCCAGGCGCCTGGGTAGTTCGGCTCGCCGGCGAACAGGCAGCCTTCGAGGATCAGCTTCCCTTCGCAGGCGTAGGCGTACAGGAGGGCCTCCATGTGCTCCGTGTCAGTACCCTTCAGGATGAACACTGTGTCCTTGAACGTCAGATCGTTCTTTCGGTCACGGGGGAGCAGGCCAGCTCGGGCATCCTTCGTCGGCTCGATGACGAACACGCCGCCGACGATGCCGACCGTGTTGTCATGGATCACCAGTTGCTGCCCGCGGATATGGAAGAGCTGCCCAGTCAGGTCGAACGTCGTTCCTGGCCGGGCCAGCTCAAACTGGTCACGAAGGCCTGCGACAGACTGGGGTGCGTCCAGCTTCCATGTGTTGTGCCCGCCAGTGGCTCGAACAAGACCCGAGGTGTCACGGGGTCTTGGCGCCAAAACCTGTGTCGGCTTCAGCTCCATCAGGCCGCCCGGCACTGTGCTTTGATATGGCATTGGTTGCGTCCTTTAACGATTCTCGAGGGAAGAGACCCATTGGTCGAAGGTCTCGATTGTTACATCTCCGTCAATTTTACCCCGGATGATCGACGCCAGCATGGGGAGAAGGTGGCCGTACTGGCAGCCGACGCCCGCCGCCGTGCATGCACGGGTCATGATCACTTGGTCCATGTCGACCCCTAAAACCAGTCTGCGCATGATGCCGCGGAGCTGGCTGGTGGTCGTGACAGGCCACCACACGTCGCGGACAAGCGGCGCTTCCCGGGGGATTGACAGCTTGGCGTACTGAGACGATGTGTCGATCATGGCCACGACGGTTTTTGTTCCGTTGGCCATGACGTGGTTTGTCATAGCTTCGGCCTGCCCCCACGGGATGCCCAGCTTCGCTGCCCACTTGTCCGTGACAAGGAGGCTGATCTTGTCGGTCCAGCTGACCCGGCACCACTGGCGGCCATTCTTGTCAATAACGATGCGGGCTTGGCGGGTCGTTGGTAGCAGGCAAGGGGTGGCGCCCGTCATCGTGCGGGCGGCGTGCACGGTCATCGGTGGTTCGGCGTTGGCCAGCACGTGCTCGGACTTGGTCTGGACCGGGAACTCGTGGCCGCAGACACTGCACACCCATGCCGAGGCGTGGCAGGCCCTCTCGCACACGGGGCAGTACTTCTTGATGGCCTCTCCGGCGCCCTTGATCTTGCGGCCCGGGATCCGCGGATCGTCGATCGGGCCGCAGCGCCCGGCATTGTCCGTGTAGTCCAGCACCAGGCAGTCCACCTTGTCCGGGTGGACACGGGTGCCGCGCCCGAGGATCTGGACCCAGAGGGCCGAGGACTTCGTTGGCCGGAAGCAGGCTAGCACATCGATGTCGGGCACATCGAACCCGGTCGTGAGAGCCGAGACGCTGACCATCCAGCGGAAGGCGTTCTGGTTCCGGAAGGCGTCAATCACGGTCTTTCGCTCATCCCTCGGGGTCTCGCCGGTCACGATGGCGCAGGATTCACCCAACCCCCTGAGCAGCTCCACGATCATCTCCGCACACCGGACCGTGGGGGCAAACACGATGCCCTTCTTCCTCCCCTCCGAATCCTTCAGCATCTGCGGCACCAGTTCGGGCAGCAGCGGCTCAACCCTGTGCGAGGCATCACCCTCGGAGTAGTCTCCGTTGGTCGCCAGCCTGACGCCCTCCATGTTGATGACGGATACGGGGCCAGCCACCAGAGGCGACAGGTAGCCGTCGTTCAGCAGGCGAGCGAAAGCCTTGGTGGTGCCGGCCGAGTAGATCTCGTCATCGAACACACCGGCGCCGATCAAGGGGCCGTCCATCCGCCATGGAGTGGCCGACAGGCCGATCAGCTGGATATCTGGATTCGTCTTACGAATGGCAGCCAGCAGTTGTCCGTACATCGTCTTCGGATCGGCCGAAACCAGGTGGCACTCGTCAATAATGACGCGATCGAACCGCCCCGCCGCGCCAGCGTGGCGGAATGCCGACCCAATGGAGCAGGTAACAGCCTGCCTCGCCCAGTTCTTTTGACCGACAGAGGCTGACACAATGCCGACAGGCTGCCCCAGCAGCCGCTCAATGGCAGCCCCGTTCTGACGGACTAGATCGCCGTTGTGGATGGCGACCAGGGCCCGACCACCGTGCCCCAGCGTGTCAGCCACGGCGTGGGCGATGACGATGCTCTTGCCCGCCCCCGTGGGCAGGTTGATGATGCCAGCCCGACCGGTGTAGCTGCGGATGGCATCGATTGCCTCTTGTTGATACCAGCGCAATTCCATGATGAATGCCCACCTCCTTACTTGATTGGGGCGTAATTGTGACACAGAGAGTCGCCGGTGCCAATGCCGCACGTCACCACACCGTTGCCGCCGAACGACGCGTGAACGCAGGTGCGACACGAGGCTACCGGGTCCGCGCCACCATGACAGAAGGCCTTGTGATCGCAGAACTTGCAGCGGTAGTCGGTGTCCACTAACTTCGGAGGGATCAAGCCGTGAGTGATGTCGGTTGCCAGGTTAAGGGACTCCACCGGCTCTCCTGAGTACTCCACGACGTACACCTGGATGGCGTCCGTGTCCTTGCATGAGGCCAGATACAAGGCCTTCTTCAGCCCGAGGCCGTGCATGCCGCACTGCATCTGAGTCAGGTGCTCGGGCTTGATTTGGCCACCCTTCTCGAGTTTGTCCCAGGCCTTGCGGTTCATGGTCTTGAACTCGAGCACGGCCAAGGAGCCATCGTCCAGTCGGATCACGCCGTCCACAGAGCCTTTCAGGTCGCCGGTCTTGTAGGAGATCTGCCCGCCGTCCTTTGAGATCAGCTTGATCTGGAAGCCAGCCACCTGCAGGCAGGCCGCCAGCCGAGCCTCCTCCATGTGGCCGCGGTTGAAGAGTCGGACCATCCGACCGTTCGCGGCGGCGTTTGGGCTAGCCCCGCGGTATGACAGCGCAACGCCCCGAGGACACTCCTTGCCGATCGCACTGGCGCCCAGGTGCTTTCGCTCACGGTTAACCTCGTCCCTCCAGTCGGTGCAGCGCTCCAGCCACCCCGCCTGTGCTCGGCGCCAGGCAGCCGGGTCGGCGGCCACGGCTAAGTCAATCCTCTCCTCGATGTCTCGGCAACGTTGTGGTTGCGGCGCCAGGAACTCGTCAAACATGATCATGCCCCCTTGAAACGAGAAGCCCCGGCTTGCCGGGGCGGTGGTTGTTACGCGTAGTGCTTGATGTACTCTGCCACATGGATCAGGGCTGCCGACTTGGTGAACCAGTAGTCTACCCCGATGGTGGCTTTGTGTCTCATGACCGTCGGATAGGAGTCCTCCGGGGTCTGATAGACGGCGAAGTAGCCGTCTGTGGTCCTGCCTTCCGCGATCAGTCGGGACCGGGACCGTATCCTGGCCGCCTCAATGGCGGCCAGAGTGTCATCGTTAAACATCTGGCCGCACTCCTATCAGAACGGGATGTCGTCGTCTTCCTTGCTGAAGTCCGGGGTCGGCTTCTGTTTCGGGGTCGGGCCTTCCATGTTCGGCGCAGTCATCCAAGCAGCCTTGACGGGGAAGGTTGTGGCGCCACTCACCGTCCCGATCGGACGGAATCGCGGGCTCGGGCTGTAACCGTCTCGCTCTTCCATCTTGACCCAGACCTTCACACGGAGGTTGATCAGATCATCCGGGCTCGAGGCCTGCGCTCCGCTGTACTTCAAGATCAGGGCCAGGGACTGTCTGGCAATCTTGGCGGCCTGGCTAGTGCCCCCACCATGGCCGACCAACAGGTCCCAGAAGCCACTCTCACCACTGTCAGCCTGCACACGCAGCGTCAGCTTCTGATCGCCGGCTTTGGTTTGACGCATTTCGGCGTTCTTGATTGTTACGTCATACTCACCCGACTCCTCGAACTTCTTGAACCCGCTACTGACGGACTCATTCTCGGCGGCGGCTTGGTTTTGGAAGTCGGCTCTGTTGACTTCGGACCAGAAAACGAACGACATAGCACTTCTCCTTGAGAGTTTGGGGTTTCGGCTCTTTGGCTACCCACCCCAGTGATTGACACTGATGTGTATTGTGCTGCTTTATTGCTTGTTTGTCAAGGACCGTTCGTCGGTCACTTGATGGCTTTGATGACTTGCTCTGCCAGGTCTTTGAACCCGTCCAGAAGGCCGAACTCAGCACCTCCGAACATGATGACCGTCAGGGCGATGGCGATTGCTGCGATACCGCCGGATCCGTTGTTCATGGTGTCAACTCCTTGATTTCGTTGAGAGTGGAGCAGGGTTTTGCCCCGCCATGGTTGAAACTATACGCTGCTCAGAAGGCGCTGTCAAGACCGTTCGTCGGTTGGAAGACCGGATCGGCGGTCAGGTCATACTGGCGGAACATGAAGCCGCAGTAGCCTTTCTCCAGGCACTGACGGGGGGTGCCCTCCGTGCCGGCGATGCCATTCACGATGGCCCAGTAGCCGTAGGCCTGGCCGCGGCACATGGCGCTAGACTGAGCCATATTCAGCTCGGTCTGCTGACGGAAGGTCTCGACCGTGTCAGCGATGCAGCGCTCGACGTCCTTCTTGATCCAGGCATCCACACCGTGCCCCATCTCGGCGGCCAGTTCCAACTTGAGGCTCTCACCGACCATCCGGTACTCGACCACAGTGCGGGCGACGCCCATGTTGAGGAACTTCAGCAGATACTCGGGGACCGGCTCTTCTTCGGCTTTGGGGGCCTCGAACGGCACGCCCGTTGTGTCAGACATTGGGTCCAGGTACTCGGACTCGTTCTGGACGTTGATCTTCGTGGCTACGGGCTCCGGTTGCGGGGCAACCTGGGGCTCCGGCTTGACCTCCGGGGCCTGCTCAGTCGGAGCCAGAACCGTGGGAGGCAGTTCCGTGGAGGCAGGCTGCTGCTCTTGCTGCGCTACCTGGGTGACCGGGGCTTCAGGTTGCTGATTGCTGGCGGAGCCGCAGGCGGCCAGGAGGGAGGTCAGTGCCAGAGAGAGGATGGTGCGTTTCATGATCTTGGTTCCTTGGGTTTTGCTTGGGGCCTTGCGCCCCTCGCCATGGTTGAAACTATACGCCCCAACCATGGCAATGTCAACTACCGTTCATCACTCCGACGAACGGCCGATCCGCTCGATGATCTTGCCGATGTGTGCCGGGCACAGTTCGGGCAGCTTGCCGGAGCGGTCCTTGGCCGTGAAAGAGCCGTCAGACACGAACCGCAGGGTGCGGCGGAGCTGCTGCGTACCGTCCTCTTTGGCTACCGTGTCGACCACAAGGCGTCCCACGAGGTCGAGTAGGTACGGCAGCTTGTCTTGGAACTTCGAGCCCGGGACCATGGGGGCGTGGATGCGGCGCCCCATGTCATCTTGGGTGACGGTTGATTTGCCGATCCAGATCACGGAGCACGGCAGGTCGCGCAGCTGGCGAATGAGCCGTGTGACTGCTGCCTCGGCTTCCGGGTAAGCCTTCCGCGGATCCGGGGTCTTCTGCAGGGCGTCGGCCAGCACGATCTCGGCGATCTCGGACAGGGAGTCGAAGATGATCGTCCCGTACTCACTGGCATGCTTGATGGCGTACCCGACGGCCTCGCGGGCCGACTTGATGTCGTTGACCTCGATGTAGGGCACGTCGTGGCCAGCCAGAGAGAGAAGGCCACCCTCGGCACTGATGACCAGTGGTCGGTCACACGTCAGGGCCAGGCGGGTCTTACCAACACCCGAGTCGCCGTAGATCAGGGCGTTGATCTTGGCGGATTGCTGGATGGATGCAGTGGTCTTGATCATGATTTCACCTCGTAAAACTTGATTGCGGCCGGGGCCGGCCTAGTTGTGATGAACTGCTTCTGCCCTTCCGTCGGCTCGTACTTGGCGGGGACCGAATACGTTGCCAACAGGCCATCAAGGATGGCCGGGTTGTTCAATGATGCCTCGCGGAGGGCCCGGCTGTCAACCGAGACCCGCGTGACTGCCTTCACGGTGACTCGCTGGCCGTCTACATCATCGTCGAACTGGTCGGCATGCACAGCCAGCCATTCACGGATCTTGTCGGCCCTGGCCTGTCGTTCGGCGATCTCGGCCAGCAGATCGCGGTAGGCGCGGATGCCGCGGGTGATGGTTGCCTTGTTCATTTTGGCAGCTCCGATTTCAGGGTTGCCGCCAGCGTTGCCAGGCTGTGGATGTAGCTCAGCACCAACTCCTGCTCTGCCGTGCCCACGTTTTCGTAGTAGTACCACTCATTGTCGACGCGCTGCACGATGTAGCCATCCGTGCTGTACGACGCTGGCACATCCGGCTCATCCGAGATCAGTTCGATGTCATCGAACGGGAGGGTGTGATCGGTGGTGTTGACGATACGGCCATCTTTCATGCCACAAGCCGGGGAGAGGGTTTCAAACAACTCCAGATCCTCGTCGGTCTCTACGGCACCCTCGAGCGACAGCAGGGCGATCTTGCCGGCGATTGACGGGGCGGCCTTTATGAACTGATACTGAGCCCCCGTCTTGCGAATGGACTTGACCGCCTCGTAGGCGTGAGGCAGAACGATCAGGATTGTGGGTTTGTGGCTGCGGGCGATTGCGAACAGATCCGCCGGTGATGCGATGATTTGAGTCATGATTCCTGAACTCCAGGCTTTGCCGGGCTGTGCCGGCGTTGTGAAAGTGCAGTCAGTATGGGGCTTGCCGTTCGATCTGTCAAGCCCCGTTCATCGGCTACAGGGGGAGTAAGTAGTTCCGTGCCAGCAATTGGCGCTCGGCGCGGAACTCCATCGGGGCTCGCACAGGTATCGGATCCACCTGATAGGTCACGCCGTCGAACACGATCAGGATCGGCTTGTGAGCGCAACCCTCCTTCCGCGGGGTGTAGTAGATGGCCCGTACGGTGCCGCGCGGGACGCCACGGAACTCGCTCAGGTCGTAGGCTGCACCGCAGTGACTGATCCAGACGCGACCAAAGCCGCGCTTGATGTTGGCCTCGGACCTCCAATCAGCCAGTGTGCCCGACACCGACGCCCGCACCGCCATCGGCAGTTGGTCGTATGACTCGACGCGATTCCAGACTTTCATTTCTTGAACTCCTTCACGACCGCGTTGGCGGCTTGCATGCTGCCATCCGTTGCCCTCAGGGCGATGGCCAGTTTCAGTGCCGTTTGGGCGTCAGCGCATTCCCAGATGCGTTTTTGGTCGTCGATCTCGACCAGCAGGGTCGAGCAGGTGATCCATTCGATCTTCATGACTCATTCGTCCTTGTCATCGGTTGAGCGGATCGCAACAATCAGGGCGATTGACGCGAGAGCTGCGAAGCAGGTGAGTTGGATGCCTGCCAGTATGATTCCCATGATGAGACTCCTTGGTGTTGCTCGGGTCTTACCCACCCGAGCCGTTGGTGTCGACCGCGCTAGTGCTGTCGATGGGATGCATTGTGCTTGAGCTCGAAGAGGAAGTCAAGCAGGGATTGCTCCCACACCGACGAAGGGTCGGTTTTGTCCGTCCAGCGGTTGACGACGATGGGCTGGCGGTCGGCTTTGTAGATCAGCACGGGTTCGTGCGGTCCGCCCGCCTGTGCGAGGGCTTGTGCCCGCCACTTGGCCAGGAGGGCTGGCTGGATCCTGGCGTACCGCTTGCACTCGATGGCGTAGCCCTCCACGGCAGCCCCCTCGAGGTCACCGGGGAGGCAGCCCTTGCGGTACTGCTCAATCAACCGCTTGCACTCCAACCCCGTGACCGCCTTGATCTCGTTGGCGATCTGCCGCTCGAAGGCCGCGCCCTTGTTGCGGCCATTCACGGCCTTTTTCTTCGTTGCTTCCATTGCATTTCTCCTTGTCAGGCAGTGGTTCCGTACATTGCAGGGTCGTAGGGGGTCATCAGCGTGTATCCAAGCCCCCCGCCAAGTTTTCCAAGCTTCACCTTATGGATCGTGCCATAGTCACGCTCCATGATTGACAACACGCGACTGATCATCAGGCGGTCATCCTGGCCGGCTTTTTTGATGATGCGGGACAGCTTTGGGTTGCGAGCCACGATGGTCTGGACAAGCGAGGCTGGCAGCATATTCTCGACCGGCATGTCCTGAGGACGCAGGCCGCGAGTGAACTCGCTGGCGGGGTTGGTGACGGCATCGGTCATGCAGCGATGCAGGGTCTCGCTGATGATCGTGCTGGTCGACTTGTCCGCCTGCGCGATGTCCTGCTTCATTACCTCCAGATGCTTGGCCACAAACCGGATGGCCCAGGTCGCGATGCTCTCCGTGATCATTGGGTTCGTCTGGCTGTTGATGATGGCCACGGATGTGGCCAGGCGCTCTACGCGGGCGTGGACGCGGGCAGCGGCATCGGCCAGGGTTTGCTTACCCGACCGCCTCCAGGCAGCAGCCTGGCGAGCGCGCTTGGAGGCGTGATCGTGCATCAGGCGCTCGGCCTCTCTGGTCATTTGAACGCGGTGGTAGGCCGGGGCATCGCTTCCGGCCACACGGTCCTGCAGCATGGCGATCCTGCGGATCGTCGACAGGGTCGATTCGGACAGAGGGGTGCCGGTCCCGCGGATCGTCTGCATGCCTTCGTACCAGTTGACAACCGTCAGTCGGGACAGCAGGCCGGACCCGGATGCATCCGAGGACAGCAGGTGCTCCATGTAGGCCGGCTGTGTGTCGGCGATCATCGACAGGTAGTAGTGACGCGGGATCTGACTGCCGACCTGAGTCAGGGCTGCCTCAGCGGGCGACGACGGACTCCGGTCGAACATCTGGATGACCTGACGCAAGCCAATCGAGCCGGATTGATCGGTGGACAAGCGAGCCAGGTCGGTACCGATCTCGGACCAGTGGATCACGCCCGCAGGGACCTGTGACCGCATCTTGGCCACAGCGGCACGGCCGCCGACCACAGACGCGGCCATGGCGCAATCTGGATTGGTGTCACTGAACAGACCAACAATCACGCTGGCGATGTTTTTACCAGACCCCGGAGGGGCGCACAGCACGACATGGTTGGTGATACCGAACGAGTCACCGGATGGGCTGGAGAAGTTGCGAGCCGCCAGGCCGGACACAGCTGCCAGCAGGGCGCCAGAGGCGAAGTCCACCGGAATCTCGCCGCGGATGTGGTTGGCGAGATCCGACACCATCTGCCCCGCCAACCCCGGAGGCAGGCCGGCGTGATCAACCTCTTCTGTCTTGATCACAGCCACCGTATCCTCGATGTCAGGCACTTCCTCACTCGTCTCCTTCAGGACGTCGAGCTCGCCGGACTGAGCCATCTCATTGGCGCGCGCGAACATCCGGTCCATCCAGTCGGACTGCTCGACGACGGCCTCGCCCTCTTCTTCCTCGCCGATCTCTTCAGCAGCCTCGTCAACCTCTTCAATCACACCGTTCTCATCGACCGTGTAACGAGCGGGTGACGGCGGCTCGGGCTCCGGCTTTGGCGCGCGAGCCTCGGCCAGCTGCTTGGTCAGTTCGGCAACCTGGGCCGTGAGCGCCGTTACCTGATCCAGCAAGCGCTGGATCATTGCGTCCCGCGGGTCAATTTGACTCATCCTAGCCTCAACCTCCTGAGCCTTATCGGCTTCCTTGGCAACCAACGTCTCGGAGTATGCCATACCGGCGATGGCATGAGCCATCTCCGTGTACTCGGATCCGACTTCGCGGCGCTTCCGCAGGCTATTGATCGTCCGCTCAACGTAATTGGTCTGGGCCTTCTGGCGCTGGCCAAGACCAGACTTCCGGAACGTCGCGGCAACCACAGCGTCATCTTCCGTGGCCCAGCACAGTGCCTCGATCAGAGCCATATCGGCCTCGGACTGCGACGGGTAGCCCATGGCCTGCCAGTCGCCCTTCCAGAGCCTCTTGATCCTGTCCTGCTTCCACACGCGTTGCAGGGCGGCGCGACAGGCCTCATCGGAGGCCCCGGCCGTGACAGTGGCTGCAACCGGCTTGACCGTGGACTTCAGGCCGCCCAGACGAGCCACCAGGCGGTCGATCTTGGCCTGACGCGGCTCAACCACGTCCCAGCCGTTGATCACGTTGCCAGTGACGATGATGAACCGTTCCTGGCCATAGACCTCGATGTCCTGCTTCGCGTCGCGGACGCCGCCTGCCAGGTTGGCCTGCACGAAGATGTGCGTGCCACGGCCGCTCGAGGAGATCTCGGCGTAGGAGTCCATCCACTCGACCATGGCCATCTGGTCCGAGGCATAGTCCTCGTCCATATCGACCACGGTTACGCCGCAGCCCGGGGTCAGCAGGGCGCCGATTCGGGCAGACGGACCGAGCTTCTTGGCGGCGGCCCACGCGTCCTTGGCGGACATCCAGCCACGCAAGTCAGTGGTTGAGAGCGGCATCCATCCGCCCGATGACGGAGAGATGCCCCAGGGGCGCTTGTCACCATTCGCGGGATTGCGAGCAACCCCCCAGTGTTTGATCAGTTGTGACAGTTTCATACCGAAGGCCTCATGTGAGCGTTGACGATACGCGAATCATAACGCATGGATGAGTGTCGCGTCAATACCGCTCGTCGGTGGAGATGAAAGGCAGGAAACCCGGGCCGCAGCGCTTTGCACGTCACCTCCAGCCATTGACGTGGTAGGAGGGCTCTGTGTGCCGCTCATTTGTCCCGGGTATTACGCACTTAACCTGCCTCCGTTAGGCCTGACACAGTGGTGTGCACCCCTCTGTGCTTGAGCCAGTAGACGCGTCAACGTCTACTGTCCGGAGATTGATGCTCGCCAGCGCTAGCCCCCGATGCTGGCGGCGGTACGACCCCGTGACGGGATACACGGTTACAGCCTACCACAATCGTCGGAATCCCTGACTTCGCGCCAGGCCCGCCGTTACGCGCGGTCCCAGGTTCCCTTGTCACCCTGCGCCCCCTTTCGGGGGTAGCCAGACTCAGTCCCTGCGGCTTGTGCTGCCCTTTTGGCGGATTTAGAGCTCGGGGCCTCTGACCCCAAGGATTGTTCCTACCGCCACGTTCTGTGCTCGTTTGGTGCTGCATTGCCGGAGTTAGGAGGCCTCGCGCTCTAGCCTGAGACTCGCATCGCCTTGTACCCGACCGGCCGTTCAATGATCTCGTTCAAAGCACCCGGGATTTCACCTTCAGTTTCAATCCACACACGACGCGTTGCCGGGTGCTACCGCTTGATGCTTGGCATTGTGACAGAGTCTCTGCACGCTGTCAAGCACCTTGATTCCTTGGACTTTGACTCCGCCTTCTATCCGCCATCGGCTCCAGGTCTGCGGTTGCTCCCGTCTGGGACCCGACCCTGCCATCGGACCAGCGTTGTCGCTGTCGATGGGTGAACTGTACACGCCTCGCACACGGTTGTCAACCCCTGCGATCACAAGGGGGCAAGGCGGCTGATGAGCGGCGGCCACGGCGCGGCGAACGGCATACCGGTCACTCGAGCGCGAGGCAAAGGGAGGGGCAAAGGCCCGAGAGAGGGGCGTCACCTCCGGATGTTTAGTAAATTGTTCTCATCTAGATTTGACATTCATTTAACAAAAGCCCCTTTAGGGAAGACTATATAAAAAGTCTGCTTTTCCAAAGAGGGGTACCTACGTTAAATGTAACGACACACTTTTTAAATCGTTCAGAATCAATAACTTAGGTCCAAAATTTCTGTTACAAAAAAGTCCTACAAATTGTAACGATACACCTTGTTACAGCTTGATCAGGATTGTCATTCTCATTTTGGAGCTGTATGCGCATACAGTTCGGCGCCTTTGACCTGGCCGCGACCACGGGTCGTCCCGGGCGAGGCCGTGCACTCCAGATGCTAGAATTGTGGGCAGCACCGAACGTCTGATTCCCGATGAAACCTCCGCATCTCCCTCCCATCAACGAGACGGCTCTTCGCGAACATCCGTGGGAAGACATCTTCCAGGGGGTGACGCTGGACGACTTCGTGGCCACCTACCTGGTTGACTACAACGGCAGGAAGGCCTTGCGTCGGCTGGGCGTGTGGAAGGGGCGCGAGGCACAGGTGGCCGAGATTCTGCTCGACCGCGACGACGTGCAGAACGAGCTGTCGCTGCGTCAGCTGGAGGTTACCGAGGCCAACATGGCCGCCATCCGTGCGCGGGCCATGCAGGGGCTGTATCAGCTGGCACTGGGAGCCGAGTCCGAGTCCGTCCGCTTGCAGGCTCTGGGGAGGTTGCTGGACGTGACTGGTGGGGCTACCACAAAGGCTGAGGCCATGGACCTGTCGAACACGGAGTCCGCCAACATCAAGGAGGCCCTTGCCGCTATCGGGCGGGCGCCCGTCCTGTGAAAGCTGATGTGCTCGCCACTCAGTTGCTGCGGGAGTACTCTATCCGCAGCCTGAGGAACTTCGTGGGGGTCTTCTGGCCGGTCCTGGAGAACGACCGCCCGATCGCCTGGGGTTGGGCCCTGGACGCCATGTGCGAGCACCTGGAGGCCGTGTCACGCGGCGAGATCACGCGTCTGGTCATCAATGTGCCCCCGGGCTCGATGAAGAGCCTGCTTGTGTCAGTCATGTGGCCAGCGTGGGAGTGGGCCTGCGGGCGACCGAACCTGAAGTTCATCGGCGTGGCCCACAACACCCAGCTCTCGGCCCGTGACGCCCGCAAGATGCGGCGGCTGGTGCAGAGCCCGGAGTACCGGAGCCTCTTCCCTCACGTTGAGCTGACCAAGGACCAGAACTCGAAGATCAACTTCGAGACGACGGCCTACGGCCAACGCGTGTGCATGGCATTCCGGAACATGACCGGGGAGCGGGGCGACCGGGTGATCATCGACGATCCGATGACCGTGGAAGATGCGTTCAGCCGCGCCGCCATCGAAGAGGCTGGTCGGATCTTCAACGAGACAGTTCCGAGTCGGGTCAATGACCGGAAGAGCGCCATCGTGATGATCATGCAGCGGATCCACGAGTCGGATCCGGCGGCTATCGCCTTGTCCGACCCGACCTACGAGAAGCTGATCATCCCGATGCGCTGGGACAGCAAGTTCGTCAACAACACCCAGCGGTTCACGGACCCGCGCACGGGAGGTCCGGAGGGGGTGCTCTTCTTCCCGGAGAGATTCGATGCTGACGCCGTTGCGGCATTGGAGCGCCGGCTTGGACCCTACGGCTCGGCATCGCAGCTCCAGCAGCAGCCGGCCCCGCGGTCCGGCGGCTATCTGGACCCCTCTAATATAGTGGTGGTCAAGGATGGCGAGATCCTGCCGCAGCTGCGCCTGTGTCGGGGCTGGGACTTGGCCGCCACAGAGGGGGCGGGCGACTACACCGTGGGCGCACTGGTTGGCATCCACGACGACACCGGCCGAGTCTACCTGCTGGACGTTGTGCGTGGCCAGTGGGGCTCGGCCAAGGTGGACGCCACCATCAAGCGGACGGCCGCCATGGATGGGCCGTTGGTCGAGCAGTCCCTGCCGATCGATCCTGGTGCCGCCGGCAAACGGGCGGCCGACCAGTACTCGATCGCCCTCACGGGGTATGCCGTGCACACCAGCAGGGAGACCGGAGACAAGATGACCCGTGCTCGCCCACTGTCCTCGATCGTGCAGGACGGGCGCTTCCACGTGGTCTGCTCGGCGGAGCAAGCCCGTCCAGTGCTGGATGAGTTTGCCGCTGCCCCTGTTGGCAAGCACGATGATACAATTGACGCCATCTCGCGCGCCCTGAACCGATTGACTGAGACGGCCGCATTCAAACTCGAGGGACTCCTGTGATCAATACGACTGCGACCATTACCCAAGACGGCGCCTACGAGGACGTCTTCACGAAGACCGGGCTTTCGCCCCTAGACTGGCGTGACCGCGGCGAAGGACTGGGCCGTATCTGGGGAATCCTTCCGTGGGCCGCTGTGAGCGGCTGGAGGACCAATCACAAGTTGGCATCAAAGTTAAGCCGTGCGGTAGCTCGTGCATTAGCTCGCGCCGAGCGCGACGGCGAATCGATCATCCTGCAGTCTGGCCGCGTCCTGAACCGCTCGACCTGCTCAGTCGTCCGCTCGGCGACAGTCGGCGAGAGCAAGGGGGATCCGGTCGAAATCATCGTTGACAACGTCTTGTATGCACAAGATGGGTTCATGGTGCTGAAGGGGTTGATGGACCGTGATGGCATCAAGGCCGCCATCAAGCGTTACCTGAGGGCCGTGGATATGGCCGTAGCTGGTCTGGAGCGGTCACAACAACCGGTGCACAAGATCCCGGACCTGTCGCGCTACCTGCAGACACCCAACGGTCGCCAGCTGGTCGAGCAGCGAATCGCCCTCGTGGATGCTGCTCGTGGCGTCCGAAACACGGTCGTGATCGACGGAGCTGAGGACTACACCATTCAGACGGCGCAAATGTCGGCCGCCCAGTCAACCATCGAGGCCGCCCGGGAGACCGTGTGCGCAGCCTCGGGCATTCCCGCCCGCATCCTGTTCGGGGACGCCGTGTCCAGTGGGCTTGGCGCCAACAGCGGCGAAAGTCAGAACTGGCGCGCCCAGATTCGTCAGTATCAGGAGACGCAGGTCGCGGCGGTCCTGGAGTTCCTGTCCGGCGAGGCCGTCGAGTTCGAGGACCTGACACGGGAGAGTCAGGCCGAGCGCGCGCAGCGCCTGGAGCGCATCGCCTCCGCCCTGGATCGCCTGCTGTCACACGGTGTGCTGGACAACGAACAGGCCCGCAACCTGCTGACGGCGGAGGGCTTCGATGTCTCGGCGTGAGCAAGGGAAGAAGTACGCCGAGTGGCCAAGCGCCGTCGACTACACCAAGGCCTTGAAGAAGACAGTCAAGGCCGAGTGGCCGTTCGTGGATCTCGACGAGGTGGACTCCGTTCGTGGCAAGCTGGAGTGGTTCCATATCTACCTCTCGCGCTTCCAGGATCGCCAGTTCCGGATGTTGGTCAAGTCCCGCACGGGCGTTGAGCTACCTCCGTCGGCTGACTTCAAAGGCCTGGACGGAAACCAACGCGTGCGAGTTGAGCGCTGGCTGGCTGCCGAGCGCGACCGCTGGATCGCTGAGCAAGTGCGGCTCATCGGATCTCTGACCGACCGTCACGCCGAACGAGCCACTCAGATCCTCACCCAGTACGCCGGTCAGCCAGAGGCCATCAAGGAAGGATTGATCCGTGTGCTAGGGATGGCCCACAACCGCGCCGAGCTGATCGCCGAGGACCAGTTCAACAAGGGCACGGAAGTCCTCAACCGCGCCCGGTACCAGGCCATGGGGTCCATCACCTACCGCTGGATCAGCGAGCGCGACAGCCGTGTTCGGCCGACGCATCGCGCTCGTGACGGTGAGGTGTTCAGCTACAATGGAGTGACGAACCCCGGATGGGAGATCAGGTGTCGCTGTCACGCCGAGCCAATCTTCCCCCGAAACCTGAACCCCGTGGAGGTTGAATGAAGATCGGCAAGACGCCGGAAGGCTACATCATCGACACACCCATCATTGCTCGCACAGGCATTCAGTGGTACAGGCGCGATGGCGCGGATGTGGCAGAGTATCGCCCACCCGAGGAGGTGTTCTCCCCGAAGTCACTGGCATCTTTCGTGGGGCGCCCACTGACCATTGATCACCCGTCGTTCATGGTTCGCTCCGAGAACGTTAAGGGGGTCGTCGTTGGCGCGATCCTGGGCGAGCCGTGGCAGGACGGTCAGAACCTCCGTGCCCGCGTCGTGGTTCACGACAAGCGGGCGGTAGACCTGATCGAGCGCGGCTTGAAAGCCGAGCTATCGGTGGGGTATACTGTCGAAACTGAGTTGAAGCCCGGCATTACCCCGGAAGGCGTCAAGTATGACGCGGTCCAGCGCAACATCCGGTGCAATCACCTCTCAATTGTCACCCGTGGGCGGGCTGGTAACGCCCGATTTTCCAAGGAGTTTCCCCGAATGGATGAACAAGTCAAGCCGGTCGAATCCCCGACCGTTGATCAACTTCAAGCGCGTTGCGACGCCCTTCAGGCCGAAGTTGAGCGCCTGCAGGCCGAGCCGAAGGCTGTTGAGCTCACTGGCGAGAAGCTGGCGGCTCTGCGTGCCGAAATTGAAGCCGCTGTGCGCGCCGATGTCGCCGAGGAGTATGCCGCCGCCGACGTGGCCAAACAGTTCGGCGTGAGGCCCGAAGGTTCGGCCATCGCTACGATGAAGGCCGTGCTGGCACATGCCCAGCCCAGTGTTAAACTGGACGGTAAGTCGGACGAGTACATCCGTGCCGCATTCGACGTCGTGAAAACCGTTCGCGCCGAGCCAGCAAAGCCCGAAGCAACCCCCGCGCAAGTCGCGACCACTGCATTCTCTTTCCTGAGGGTCTGAAATGTACAACATCCCCAAATCGTCCCCGGGCATGATCCAGCACGGATACAGCCCGACCGCCATCGAAACGTTCCCTGCCGGCGCCGAGATCCCCTTCGGCGCTGCCGTGATGCTGGGTACCGACGGAACCGTGTCCGAAGCCACCAACGGCAACGTCATCGGCTTCGCGGTCGCCTCGCACGTGTGTGTCGGCCAAGGCAAGTACCTGAAAGGCCAGCCCGTCGGCGTGCTGACGCAAGGCACCATCACGGTTCGCGCCTCCGGTAAGGTTGACGCCAACGCCCGCTTGAATTACCACGGTTCGCAAAAAACCGTGATGGCCAAGGCTACCGGTGGCAATGAACCGGCGTTCCTGAGTCTGGTTGCCAAAACCGCAGTTGGCAATGGCGGCCTGATTGATGTGCAGGTGAACACCGTCAAGTGATTGCCAAAGGGGCGCTATAATGCGCCCCGTACCCCTTCTTCTCCTGAGGTAGAAATGTCTGACCTGATCAAATCCCTGCTGAACCTGGATGACGCTGGTAGCGCCCTGGTTTCGAGCAAACTGCAAGCCGTGTACGGCGGACTGCTTCAGCAACTGGCCGTGCAACCCGAGGCTGTTCGCCTGTTCCCGGTGCTGGGGCAAGGCATGGGGGCTCACACGTCCGTCGAGTCGAGTGAGTACGACTCCTACGGTCGCGCCCAGATCGTGCACAACAAGGCAACGGACATCCCGGCTGCTGACATTGGCAAGATCAACCGCAATGCCAACCTGTTCCAGATTGCCAACTACATCTGCTTTAGCACGATGGAGCTGGAAGTTGCTGCCCGCACCGGCTCCCCGCTGGATCAAGGCAAGCACCAGGCCGCAATGATCGCCCAGGCTGCCGAGATCGACCGCATCTTCTGGCAAGGCGATGCTTCGTACGGCATCACTGGCTTCAATAACTTCCAGTTCGCCCAGGCCGAAGTGAAGAGTGACGGTACCGGCAACAGCAAACTGTGGGAAGCCAAAGGTGCTGCTGAGATCGCCCGCGACATGCGTACCCTGGTTCGCTCGGTCGCCGTGCAGACCAATGGCCTGGTTCGCGCCGACAACGTCTATCTGTCGCCAGAAGCACTGGAGATCGCTGCCACGAAGAACATCAACGGCAAGACCGCTCTGCAGCTGTTCGCAGAGACGATGCCCGGCGTGACCGTGACCGAGTCCGTGGCAATGAAGACCCTGGGTGGCAAAGACATCCTGGCCCTGTACAAGTCGGCCGCCGTTGGCGGTATCTGGCTGCCGATGTTTGGCTATCGCCACCCCGAGCAGCGTGATGGCCTTGGCGTTAAGACGATCTTCGAAAGCCGCACCGCTGGCCTGGTGATTGGTAACTCGAAGGCGGTCGTGACCGCCACCGGCATCGTGTAAACTACACGGTAGTCCGAAAGCCCCGCTTCGGCGGGGTTTTCTTTTTGGAGATACCGCAATGCTGAAGACCTACCGCAACCCCTACGACTTCACGCTGGTCATTGGTTCATATGCCGTTCGACCGGGTGACACGATCGAACTGGCGGGTTACAACGGCTCGATGCTGACTCTTGTGCAAGACGATTCCACCCCGGTCACCGAAGAGCCTGCCACCGAAGACAAGCCCAAGCGTGCCCGCAAAGCCGCTGCCGAGCCGGAGGTTGAGTGATGACCGAACAGGAAGTGCTTGACCAGATCGCCGCCCTTGGCGAATCGTCGGCTGGCATGACCCTGTTCATCAAGCTGGCGATGATGTGGGGCAAGCTGGCGAAGTTGCCGGCCGAGAAGGTGGCATTTGCAGCCGCTCTCTACGCCCTGCACCTGAAGGCCACGCGGTCGCAGTCGGCCCAGGTTCTGACGGAGCGTGAAGGCGACCTGTCTCGCACGTACGCCAACATGCAGGGTAGCGATCCGCTTGGCTGGTCGTTCTGGGGGCGGATGCTGAAGGATCTGCTTGAGGCAGAGGGGCAGACGACCGAGTATCACACCCCCGGGTTCCTGGTGTCGCCGTACGAAGAGGGCTCAAACTGTGGCTGTAATCGATAAGCGGGCCACGTGGGACAAGATCAAGGCGTCCATCCTCCGGATGCCCACGGTCGATGTCGGCGTACTGGATCCGGATGTGGCCGTCTACGCCTCTGTGCATGAGTTCGGTAGCAGTGACGGTCACACGCCGGCCCGCCGGTGGCTGACCAAGGGCATCGAGGATAACGGGATGGCCGTGCAGGCTGCGATGGCGGCCACAGCAACCGCAATCCTTGACGGTCGAGTCAGCAAGCAGAAGGCGGTCGACAATCTCGGGGCAGACGTGGCTGACATCGTGCGGGCGCACGTCAACTCGGCCAACTTCCCGCCTGCCTTGAAGGTTGAAACGGTTCGTCGCAAAGGCCACGCGAAGACCATGGTCGACAGCGGAAAGATGATGCAATCAATCACACACAGGGTGAATGGTAAATGAGCCAGTTCAGAGTTCCCGTGATGTTTCACTGGACCCAGCCAGGTCGCTACGAGCGCGGCCAGTGGGTTGCTGGCGCCGCAGTTGATCGCGAGATCGAGGCGTCGGTTCAGCCCGCGGCCATGCAGGACATCAACGACCTGCCTGAAGGCGAGCGCTTCGGCCAAATGATCAAGATCTACACCGACGACGACACGATCCCGGTCCACGGGTACGGCCAGGAGCGCGTCACGATCACGTGGCGTGACCAGCAATGGATCGTGATCAGCGATGAGGCCCACTTCGGCGGCGTGATCGAGCACAGGAAGCTGATCGCCCGACGTGTGGTGGCCGTCGAGGAGCAGCAGCCGTGACGCACGATGAGCTGTACGCATACCTGAAGGCCGCCGGGGCGCCAGAGGTGATCTTCAGTCACCAGAACGCCCCAAGACCCAAGCCACCCTACGTGCTGGTCGAGGAGACCGGTGTGACTGGCGTGCGCGAGGAGTACTGCCCACAGGACGCCCGGAGATACGCCGAGTACGCGGTCAACTGCCGGATCCAGTGGCACGGCGCGAGGGCCTTGATCAACCTGTCGCTCCTTCGTACCAAAGCCCCGCAGCTCCGCTGGACTGGCGATGTGCAACGGATCCCGACGTCGCTGGAAGATATCCAGTGGGAGGATCGAGCCACGTGCGACGCCGCATACCACCTCATTGAGCCCGTCACAGCGCCCGAGGCGGATGGTATCATTGACACTGTATCCACGACGCCGACCATCAATGAGCGGCAGTGGCCCGCATTCATTTCACGGAGGCCTTGATGGCAACTCTGGACGATATCGTCTCGGTGGACATCCACCTCAACACGACCGGCATCGGCCGTGCCAACTTCGGCACGATCATGGTCTTCTCGCGCAACACGGACTACGTGCCGGGCAAAGCTCCGGCCGCGGATTCTGTGTCAACCTACAACCGCCTGTCTGACATCAACAACGTGGTGGCGATCAACACGCCTACACACCGGGTGCTTACCGCGATCTTCTCGCAGTCCCCGCGGCCCCGGTCGGTGAAGGTCTTCATGTCAGCGCTTGGCGCGTCCGGCAAATGGACTTCTGCCAACCTGGCCACGGCCATCCAGAAGGATTCTGACTGGTACGCCGCTGTGATTGCGGGCGAGTCGCTCGACATGATCGAGTTCGCAAAAGCAATCGAGGGCGAGCGCCGCCTGTTCGTGACCGACCAGATTACCCCCAAGGCCGCCAAGGATCAGAACCTGTACCGGACCGCCGTAGTCGTTGGCGACGAAGGGGCTGGCGTGACCGCCGGCGCCTGGGCTGCCAAGTGCCTGGGCTATGCTGCTGGATCCGAGACCTGGGCGCTGAAGCAGCTGTCCGGCGTGCGGCCTGCCTCACTGACTCCGCAACAGGATCAGGAGGTACTGAACAACAACGGCACCGTGTTCAGCCGGATGAGCGCGAACCTGAACCTGACCCGTGGCGGCAAGGTTGCCGGCGGCGAGTGGGTTGACGTGATCCGCTTCCGCGACTGGTTGCAGGACGTGATGCAGACCAACCTGGTGGCAACCCTGATCAATCGCCCGAAGCTGCCGTACACGGACGAGGGGCTGGCTGTCATCGAATCCTCGATGATCAAGTCCTTGGAAGAGGGCGTGAAGGCCGGCGGCGTGGTTGACTGGCGCGACAACGGCGAGGGTCAGCTGGTTCGCGGCTACACCGTGACCGTCCCGCAAGCCAAGGATGTGCCATTCAACACCAAGGCCTCCCGCGTCGCTCACGTGTCGTTCTCGGCCTACCTGACCGGCGCGATCCACGCCATCGAGGTGACGGGCTCCTTCACTTACGATGGCGCCTTGTGATAGGATGCGCCGTCAGCCTCAATGAGGCCATGGATTGAAACACCTACGACGGCACACCGTGACAGATTCTGAGGGGCCTCGGCCCCTCCTCTCAAAGGATTCAAAATGGCAATCACCCAAGCATTCAACCCCGCTGACATTGTCGTGACCGTCGGCCACGTGACCGTCAGCAACCTGTCGGAAGACGACGCCGTCGTGATCGAGCGCCGGTCGGATGGCATGCAGTTTGCCGTCGGCCTTGATGGCAAAGTTGCTCCCACGCTGTCGGCTGACCAGACTGCCACGATCAAGATCAGCGTGCTGGCCACGTCTGACACACACAAGGCGCTGCAGGCCTTGACCGGCTACGGCACGCCCGCCCTGTCCACGGCCTCAATCCCCATCACCGTGATCGACAAGTCGAGCGGCACGCGCCTGGCCTTGGCCCCGGTCTGCTACCTGTCCAAAGGCCCTGGTCTGAGCATCAGCAAGTCCCTGGGCTCCCGCGAGTGGGAGTTCTTGGCTGAGCAAGTGCTGACCTCGTTCTGATACAATTCAGAGCATCCCTGGCCCGCCAGCCTCGGCGGGCCTTTTTTTTGGGCAACAAGACAATGCAGATCGAATCCATCATCAACGGCCGTACTTACCGTTACATGCAACTTAACGCATTCGACGCTCACAAGCTGGTGCTCCAGCTGGTGAAGACCCTGGGGCCGGCGCTAGGCTCCGTGTCGATGGATGCTGATGTGACCTCTCTGATCGGCAAGCTGGCCGAGATTGGCGACCCCGTGCAGGATATCGCCCTGCCGATGTGGCAGAAAGCCGCCATGACGTGTGACGGCAAGCCCCTGCGCTCCGAGGCCGACGTGAACGCCCTATTCACCGCCGAGAGCATCGGCGACCTGTACGAGCTGGCCGTGATCAGCATCAAGGAGCAGGTGGGCCCGGCTTTCACGAGGGCGCTCACCCGGTTTGGCGCCCATTCGTGAGGGGGCACGAGGATGGGGCGCTACCCGGAAGACTCCGGGCCGATGTGGAAGAGCAGTTCGTGATCTGGCGCCCCATCCTCGAGGGCATGGTCTCTCTAGAGGCCGTGGAAACCGGGGCCGTCTCACTTGGACGGCTGATGCAACTGAATGGCCTGCTGGATATGCGGGCGTCAATCCAACGAGAGGCAAGCAATGATCGTTCGTGAGCTCGTGACCCGACTGGGATTCCAGACGGACACAGTCTCCTTGAAGAGGTACGAGGGTGCCGTTGACCAGGCTAAGCGCTCCACGGAGCGGGCGGCCACGGCCATGAAGGCAGCGTTTGCCCTTGTGGGTGTGGCTGGCCTGGCCGCATTCGGTCGCAAGCTGGCCGAGGTGGGTGACCGCATCAACACGATGAAGGATCGCCTGAAGTCGCTGTCACAAGGGGGTGACTTCGATCAGCTGGCCGACCGCGCCCGATCGCTGGGCGCTGGCATGGATAGCTACATCGATGGTTACATCATGCTGGCCAACGCCACGGACGGCGTGTTGGCCAACCAGCAGGAAGTCACGGAGATCCTCGATACCCTCAACGCCGGCCTGAAGGCATCCGGGGCCGATGCAGGCACGGCTGCTGGCGTGATGCGTCAGTTCGGGCAGGCGCTGGGCTCTGGCACGCTTCGTGGTGACGAACTGAACTCCATGAATGAGGGCGCCGGCGTTCTGATGCGTGAGCTGGCACGAGCCATCCTCGGGCCTCAAGGCACCGTGGGGGCCCTCAAGAAGATGGCCGAGCAAGGCAAGCTGACCACGGAGGTTGTGCTGGCCGGCATGCGGAAGATCGGCCCGAGCTTGCGTGCACAGACCGAGGGCATGGGGCGCACCGTCGGGCAGGCGACGCAAGGGCTGCGGGACACGATCGACCGTGTGATCGCCAGATTTGATGCCGCCACGGGGTTCACCAGGCGGCTGGCAGACGGACTGGACTGGATGTCCAGGGCGATCGAGCGCGGGGTCCAGTTTCTGGGTGGAATGGATACCATCGTCAACACGCTGGGGATAACCCTCGGGGTTATCGCGACCGCTCATCTCCCTGCCGTGGTTGCGGGGCTGACTGCTGCCGCGCGGGCTGCTTGGGCGTTCGTGGCGCCATTCGCCCCTGCCATCGCTGCGGCCGCCGCCATCTTCATTGTGGTACAGGACCTGTACACCTGGATCAACGGACAGGACTCCCTGGCCGGCCGGCTGTTCGGGCCGTTCGAGGATGTGGCAAAGGCCGTTCGCGCGCAGATTGCCGCCGTCCGTCAGTGGGTCTCGGACCTGATGACCACAGTAGACAACCTGTGGAAGCGCGTATCCAGCATAAGCGGCCTCAAGGGGCTGGCAAGCGACGCCGCCTCAGCCGTCGGCAAAGGGGTGTCTGGCGTTGCCTCGGCTGCCGGATCGTTCGTAGCAGACACAGCCTCATCGGCCTGGAGTTCGATCAAAGGCGCCTTTGGGTTCAAGCAGGATGTGACGGCCACAACGACGATCAACATTCAGGGCAAGGCTGATCAGGCTACAATCAACGAGATTGGCCGCGTGACCGAGCGATCTGTCAGAGGGGCCGCGTCTGAGGCTGCGAAACGATGAACTACGTGATTGACGGACGGTCGGGCGTCCTGAAAAGCTGGGGCGCCCTGAATGCCGACATTCAGCTGACGGCCGTTACCTCGTTCGAGGTCAAGGATCAGCGGAGGCTGTCCACCTACGCCGGTGCCTGGGGTGGCTTCGACGTGATGACGGGCATCGGGCCGACCGAGCGCGTACTGACGGTCAAGGGCCGGGTGAGTAATGACCTGTTGAGCAGGGATGCCACGGCCCGCACTCGAGCCACACTGGATCGACTGATGGAGTCCCAGGAGCCGGTGGCCTATGTGAGCCCCGTGGCCAGCATCCCTCGCGGCATCCTGACCGGCGTGACTGTCACGCAGGTCGGAGTGTCAGCCGTGGATGTGGAGCTGACCATCCGCGCCGTGCGCACCGTGGAGGCGGAATCGGTTGCTGGCGAAAAGGCTCCTCCTCGGGCAAAGAAGGGCGGCAAAACCGGGGATAAACCATCCGGCGCTTTGAATGGCAAAGCCAAGAGTGATAGGGCGGCGTCAAAGCCGGCTGCCGATGCGCCGCAGGACAAGCGCAGTCTGGCGGTCAAGATTGTCGACTCGGCATCTGGTGCATTTAATGGAGTCTTGAAATGGAATCCGTTCTGACGGGTTATCACACCGTAGAAGGGCAGCAGCACACATGGGTGTGGGGCGGGGCGACGTTCCACGCCAGGTGGAACCGCGTGCTCTGGCAATGGGCTGTGGTTGTTGAGCGCAAGGGGCGGCGGGCCCTGGGCAATGGGTCAGCCAAGGTGACCACGGCCTCTATCCAGCACATCGGTGACGGGGTGTTCGAATGCAAGACGTGGTGATCACGCTGGTCGGCGAGGGCGGCAGCTACCGCCTCATCGGAGCCTGTAGTTCAATCGAGGTCGTGCGAGCAGAGGACGGCAAGGCCTCCGATGTGACAGTCAAGCTGCAGGACGTGCCTCGAGCCATTGGCCAGCAATCGACGGGTGGGGCCTATCACACGGTCAGGATCGAGCATCCGGTGCTGCCGATTTCGGCTGACGTTGTCAATGTGGCCTGGGATGTCACGGCAGGTGAGCTGACGGTCTCGGGCGGGGAGGACGCAGCCACATGGAACACCCTGCGCGTGGCCCTGTCATTCCCGTCAAGCACGCCGGTTCAGCAGGTGGCCCAAACCGTGGCGGCTGCGGCTGGGTTGCCAGTGATTGGCGCCGATTCGGCTGTATTGCCAACCTGCCCCCGCACATTCAGCTGCCTGTGGCGGGACGCCATGCGGCAGACCTTTGGGCGGAAGTGGGCGGTCACGGCGTCCGGCGTCGTGTGCGGCGGCGAGGCGGCGGCGGTGACTATCAACGACCGGACGGCCTACGGCGTGACGCAGGTCCGCAGAGAGCGCCTGGACGACGGCTCTGTTGTTGTCAAGGCCACCGTAGTCCTCCCCCTCACGCCGTGCGACGTGGGCGCAAAGGTATCGGGCCTCGTGGGCGAGATCGGTGTGGCCGGCAGGGTTACCAAGGTCACCCACGTGATAACATGGCACGAATCCTTGACAACCATTGAGGTTGAGCGTGAGTGATGTTCAGATCGTGACCGGCGTCATTCGGTCCGTGAAGGGGGCGCTGGCCGTGGTGACACCCAATGGCCGCGGTGACGACCAGGCCCCGTGGCCAGATGTGCAAGATTGCCGGATTCTAACGCTGACCGGATCCGCCGGATCCGCCTCCCTGGCTATGCAAGCCATGGCGGGTGACGAGTGTCTCTTGCTATTTGCGGGCGAGGACAAGACATCACCATACTGCCTGCCATGCTCGGTGTCGGCACCCGGGGTTGTGTCCTTGCGACACGGCGCATCGCACGTAACGGTCAGCGAGTCGTCAATCACGGCGCAGGCCGGGGCAAGCTCCATCACATTGACAAGCACATCAGCCACTGTGCGGGCCAACTCAATCAGCCTCCGCGGCAACGTGACTGTGACGGGTAGCCTCTCGGTGTCCGGGGCAATGACCAACGGCAACAAGAACATCGGGGCCAGCCACAGGCACAGCAACGGCACGGCTCAGGACGGAAACACGGGGGCGGTAGTATGAAGGACTTTCAGCTCAACGCCGATGGGGACCTGGCTGACGGTAATCTGGCCGAGGATGATGAGTCCATTGCCCAGTCATGCAAGATCGCCCTTCAGGCCTGGAAGGGGGAGTCCCCTCTCCAGCCAGATCGCGGCACCGATTGGCACAGACTGGCCTCCCACGGCCGGGAGCAGAACGCCGTGAGCGCGGTCATTGCGGCCATCGCCCGTGTGAAAGGGGTGTCAACCTTCGGTATCACGGGTGTTAGAATTGACCCGACCACACGGATAGTCTCTGTGGACGTGCAGATCAACGGAACAGGACAGACGATCAATGTTTGATGTGACACAAGGGGCGCCCAACGTCTCCGACATCCGGCAGCGGCTCTCGGAGCGAATCGTTGCTTCGATACCCGACGCAGACACAGGCAGAGATTCGGCTCTCGGGCAACTGTTGGACATCGTGGCCGAAGAGGCCGCCCTGTCCTACGAGTACGCCGAACACGCCTATCTGCAAAGCAAACTGGCCACGGCAACTGGGGCAGCCCTGGACGATATTGCCGCAATTGTCGACGTGCAGCGCCGGCGCGGCACTACGCCCCTGTACTCCGCATTCGTGATTGGCACCCCACCGGACGTGGTCAAGTTTGACAGCGGATCATCGGGCAACATCACCAAACGCTCCGCGGGCCGGTTTGGCTACCTCAGGTCATCGATTAGGTATCCGGGCGCGGCAACATCAGAGTCCGCCCTGATGTCATCGAAAAATCTGGTGGCTCGCGGTGACATCTTGATCCATCGTGACACGGTGTACGGCGCCCCCGTGGCACTGGAGGCTATCGGGGCCACTGACCTGTCGTACGTGGAGTTTGACACCCGTCCGTCTGACGTCACCGGGGACGGTTGGCAGGTCGTGGCCCCGAACCCGCCGATGCGGTCATCTGGTAACGTGGACGACGAGTCAGACGACTCCCTTCGGGCCCGGGTCCGCCCGCAGACACAGTTGATCGGCGGCACGATCGCAGCCATCGAGGCGGCCCTGGTCGCTGAGGGTATGCCGGCCACGGTGGGTGAGTGGCTTGCTCCATCCTTGTCTCCGCAAGGACAACCCCCGGGCACAATCACGATCGCTTTCCACGCCCCGGTGAATGCGGCCAAGGCGGGTGCAGCCATCAAGCGTGCACGCCCTGCCGGCATACCGACCTGGGCCCCGGAAACCGGCGGATACTTTGACGCAGACTCAGGCGAGCGGTGGATTGTGTCCGCCACCCGCATGGTGGACGTGACCATTCAAGCGGTTACGGTTGTGCCCGGACAAGTTCGCAACAACCTGGCAGCCGACGCCATCATCCGCCGCGAAGTCGTCAAGCCCGGCGTCATCTACGGCCAGAAGATCGCCGCTGTGCTGGCCAACGAACTGCCGTGGCTGCTGGACTGCACGATCCTTCTCAATGGCTCACCGAGTCTCCCGGCTGACGCCAGAACCTCCGAAGTGGGTACCATCACATGGACCAGCTGACCTGGCTGCAACAGAGCCTGCAGAAGCCCAGGCTCTCGGCCCTGGCTCGTACCTTGGCCGAGGTGTTTCCTCGGTCGAGTGTCCCGCGCGTTGCGCTCGGACCCCAGGACACCTCCCGTGGTACGTACAACAGCGCATCAAAACTGGCGCCCGATCATCTTGAGTACCCCGGATTCATTCTTCGGTACCGGGAAATGAACGCCGGTGGGAACTACGTCAACCACGGCTGGGCGCGGCCGCGCGTTGACCATATCGGCGTGCTGGGCGGCCAGGTCACAGTTGCCAACGACGGATTCTTTTCCGGGATCGTCTGGCGGGAAGATGACCTGAATCCGTGGAACATCTACACCGAAACGCCGGACTCGCGGTTCTCCTTCACTGTGCGCCCCCGCGTTAACCCGACAATTGCACGGGAGTCACTGTCTGGGTTCACGTCGCTCGTACCTTCTCTCCCCGGGTTGCTGACCAACGAGGGTGAGACGGCTCTTCTGGATTCTGATGGTACAATCCTGCTGACCGACGCCCTGGCATTTGAGGAACCAATCTCTCGCGGATTCACCTCGATCCAGTGGTTGACGGAATTTGAAACCAGAAGGGCCTAAATGAAACACTTCGCACCCAGTGACGAATCGTCGAATCCGGCGAACAGTCAGTACAACAACCACCGCACTCCGCCGCGCTCGATCATGGCGGCGGGTTTTATGGGGGCGCGCCCGGGGCGAATCGGAACCCCCGTGGTGGCCGAGTGGTTCAACTGGCTGTTCTCTCAGCTGACCGTGTCCGCGCCGTTCTACATGGCCAAGCCGGATTCCGGCCAGATCTCGATCCCGAACCTGTTCGCCTACCGTGTGGACGCAACTCAAATCATCAAGGCCTTCGAGATTCGCGGCTTTGCTGACGATGGCTCGCTGTCCAACCGCAAGCTCGTGCCGATGCCAAACTACCGCGTGGGCAGTACCGCCGCACCTATCAACGGGGTAGTTGTGGCGGCGGACGTCATCAACATCAACGTCAACACGACCTGTGGTAGCGCGTCCAAGCACGTACTCATTCAACCCTTGACCGAGGCACCCTAATCATGGCGCTGACCGCTACCGAAGAGAATCAACTGCGCGAGCTGCTGCGTCGCACAAACGTCACGTCCAGCGGAAAGCTGGCCCGCGACCTGACCGCATGGACCGGCGCCCAGCCATCACAGGAATGGATCTCGTCCATCGGGAACCGTCTTGTGCGAACGACCGGTCACGAGGTTGCAACGATGGCAACCCTGGCCAACGTGACCGGCGGTAACGCATCCTCGGCATCCAGTGCAGTCAACCACTTGATGACCCGTGACGCGACTCGCGCCGAGATCACCCGGATGACGCAGGCGCCGATCAACGACGCCGCCAACCTGGGCAGAACAGCCCAGGCCTCAGCCAACGCCAACACGACGTCGATCAACAACCTGCGGTCTGATCATAACGGGCGTCTCACCGGCCTCGAGAACTGGCGCCGTTCGTTTGTGGATCCGGGGCTGGAGCGCCGCATCGGCGTGGTAGGCGGCGTGTACGAATCCAACCCGATCATGCAGGCCGGCCCGATGAACCCGCCGGGTGGTGATATCACAAACCGCACGCACAGGTTCGGAGTGGCGCTGACCCGTGACCCGGTGATCTTCTTTTCGCTGCAAGGGGATGTGAACTACCCCCGCTACGAGTTCCTGGTCGAGGGCAACCGCGTGGTCGGCTTCACGCTGTTCCACTCGCCCCCGCCGGGGCGCTGGGTGGCCATCGGCCAGCAGGCGTAAATCCCGCCTGTGCTAGAATCTATCGGGCCGGGATCTCCGGCCCGTGTCATTTTCGCGACAGGCGACATCAGATGGACCTCAACGACCTTCAGCGTCTGGCATCAATCCTCACTCCGTTCGCTCTGGCGTGGGTGGCGACCATTCAAGCGCGCATCACCAAGCAGTCTGATCAGCTGTCCGATCTTGAGCGCCGCGTGATGCAGGCCCGCGTGGAGGCCCAGAAGGAGGCCGTGAGTCGCAGCGAGATCGAGCGCCTGTCCGCCCAGATGGGGCAGGTCATCGCAATGATGCGCCAACAGACGGGGCAGCTGTCGCGCCTCGAGGACCGAATGGAGAGCCAACGCCGTGGCTAAGCCGAACGAGAGAGACCTAGAGCGCCTCAAAGGCGTGGATACCGTGCTGGCCGCGGTGGCCCTGCAGGTGATCTTGCGCCACCCTGTCGAGTGCCATGTGACTGAAGGGCTTCGCACAGCGGCTCGCCAGAAGGAGCTCGTGGCGGCCGGCAAATCCAAGGTCTTGGACAGCAAGCACTTGACTGGCCACGCAGTGGACCTGGTTGTGATGCCGGGTGGCAAGCCGGACTGGACCCCGAAGGCCTACACAGAGCTGGCACGGACCTTTGCACAGGTAGCGCTGGAGTTCGGGTTGCCGGTACGCTGGGGCGGTTCCTGGCGCTGGATCAGTGGGCCGAAGTGCAGTGATTACCCCTTCCTGGCCGCCAAATTCTTCGATGGACCGCACTTTGAGGTGGAAAGATGATGCTGATTGATGACTGGAAGCAAGCGTACAGGCTGTTCAGCGTGCAGGTAGCTGCAGCACTGGTGGCACTGGAGGTGGCAGGGGGTTACCTGCCCGAACTGAAGGAGTACCTGGGTGATGACTTTGGCAAGTGGATTGGCCTCGCTATCATCATTGCTCGCATCATCCGCCAGACGCCTGCCCATGTGGGCGCTGACCCACGGGGTGGCGGCAATCCTGGGGATGCTGGCAATACACCAGTGGCACGAGGCGAAGAGTGATGCCCAACACATCCGGGCGCTGGAGCAGATCGCCAGGGCTGAGCGCGCAGGACTGCAGCGTGCACAGCAGATCGACCGGAAGTATCGGGCCGAGCTCCGTCGTCTGCGGGCTGATGCTGGCAAGCACACTGGTAGCCTGCACGACCGCAACGCCAGTGGCACCGGTCACACCATCAGCACTCCAGGAGGCGCCGCCGGATGGCGACTTTCGGATGAGGCTGGAGCGTTTCTTCGGGGAGAGGCCGACAGAGCGGACGAACTGAGGGCCTGGGCGGATGCCTGCTGGGCGTACGTGCAACAGGTCCAGAAATGAAAAAAGGGGGTAATACTACCCCCTTTCTCGTATCCATTGACTCCATTCAATCGCATTTCTCGCCGATGAGGTCAAACAGCTCTCGACCACGGCGCTTCATGTCGGGCGACGGGGATCCTCGCATGGCCTTGGCAATATCACGCCCCCGTGCACAGGTGGCGGGATCCCCGGCAGCCACATCGGTCTCGACGGTAGAGAGCTCGTGAGAGGCAATGCTCCTGTGCTTGCTCGGCATACTCTCGGGCGAGGTCAGGTACTGGAACACGATGTACCCCTTGGGAGAGAGTCCATACGGCTGACAATCCGGACCGAGGTAGTTGCACCAGTTGGCGGCCACAGCGCCCTGGTGGGCCGACTCGGTGGCGCGCACAGAGCAGGAATGGATCAGGGCGAAGGCAGCGATGGCTGCGTAGACGAGGAAGAGGCGAAGCGCGCACATGGGGCTTATCTCCTGGTGATGTTGACGATGAACTCATTCTCATGGAATCGAGCGTGACACTGCGCGTTTCCGATCCGCTCGCTCCAGGTGAATCCGCCCTGGGCCCCAAGGTCCCCGGGCCGCTGTGTCAAGCCCTCCGCGCCAATCAGGTCTCGCTGATGGGGTTGGATTTGGTGGACGGCAACCCGGAGGCCATCGTGATTATCAACGCCGACGATGTAGTGGCCAACCTGGAACCAACCAGGGGTGACGTCGTTATCGTTGATCTCGGGCTCCAGGGCATCGTAGGCCGTCTCACGGAGCTGTGGCTGCTTGATGGCCTGAAGAGCGCCCCAGACCAGGGCCTCGCGGCGAGCACGGGCTTCGGAGCGGTCATCACTGTCCCGCATCCGATCCTCTTCGGCCCGAAAGCCGTAGGTTGTGGTGGTCATCATGATTGAGTGACTCCTTGGAAAAAGGGGAGGGCCCCGAAGGGCCCTTGTTGCATCAGATCTCGAGGAACTCGAGGAAGCTGTAGCCGACCGGAATTGTGACGGGATCCGTGCCGCGATTCAGGATGGCAACCCTCACCTCGCGGTCAGCAGGGACGGCCGTGGTCAGCAGCTCGCACATATCGAGCACGCCGTCTTCGTATTTGTCGATGGCCAGGATCAGGCTCTGATCAGTGAACAGGCCGGTGCCGACCCTCTGAACCTGCCCCGGCTGGATGACAACGTGCTCAGCGGAGTCGATGATGCCGGAGGACGGGGAGACGCGGACCGAGGATGCGTCGGGAACGAGTTTGGTGAACATGGTGTTTGCTCCAAGTGTGGTTGAGTCGTTTCAATTCACACGCCTGTGTGAGGCGCGATGTTTGCTGCATTCAGACTTCACTCAGCTCGGTTTCGAAGAAAACCGGCATCGTGATGCCCAGGTAGCGGTGAGCCTTGAGGATGGCCATCGCTTGTGTGTGTGCATCGTAGCTCAGGGGGTTCACCTTGTCAAGGCCTTTGGTGAACTGTGCAACAGGGGTTTTGCGGCCACGGAAGTCCTGGGTGTACAGCACACCGTTGTTGCTGATAACGGCGCAGAGGGCTTGGGTGGCGTAGCCGCGGGCGATTTGACGATCCATGATGAAACCCGTTGAAGAGTTGGTGTGTCGATGGGGTGTATTTTGCCCCATCTCATCACGCGTATCAACCACCGTCTATCGGTCGAACCGGCGGTAGGCGGCCGCTAGCAGCCGGCCTACAATGGGCAGGGAGGCCAACAACGCCAGCCTCACCTCCTCGTCATGAATCCTGGCTGCAGTCAGAATGATGATGCCGGCGACAAACAGCAGAGCATCGAGCACAAGCAGGACAAAGGCGATTACGTCAGCATTCATTTGCTACCCCGTATGAGTCAACCCCGCCGGAGCGGGGTATTCATCAGATGGTCTTCAGTAGGTGTTTCCGCTTCTCATGGACCAGGAACCGGGACTGTGACCAGCCACCGCAGTCGGAGCAGCGGTATCGCTGGTAACGGCCGGCCACGGTGGTGGTGAAGCCGCGGGGCACGATATCGGCCGATCCACAGCGGGGGCAGTGATGAGCCTCCTCTTCGCGACCCTCGGACTGCGGCACCAGGCCAGCAAACTGCGGGCCACGAGCCCATGGCAGGACACGGTTCAGCAGCTCGCACATGGCCTCAACGTCCATGTTGTTGTAGAGCCGCATCTCACGCTCGGCAGCCGGATTGCGGTTCAGCCACTCGATCCAGAGCTGCAGCCCCGGGAACTTGGAGTGTGACCGCTTGGACCGGGCCTGGTCCTTGGTTAGCCACGCCAGTTTGTAGGAGGCTTGGCCGCCGATCTGGCGAGCCATCAGCATCGTGTCCAGGATCTTGGGCTTGGGCAGAGGGGACAGCCCGCAGCGATAGAACGCCCCATTGATCATCGGCCAATCGAACCGTGCCCCGTTGTGGGCAATCACATGGGTGGCACCCTTCAGGATCTCCCACAGGGCTGTGACCAGCCGCTTGTCATCCCGCTGGTTGGCCTGCTCGAAGGTGGAGAGGTACTTGGCTTTCTTGACCCTGCCAAACTCCCATTCTGCCCACGAGAATGAGATCAGGGTGGACTCCTGTTGGATGTGGTCGATACCAATGACCTGCTTGCCAGTGCGCCAGACGTAGGCGACACATGGGGCAGTCTCGATGTCAAGGGCGATGACGCGCGGGGCGTCATGAGGTTTCTTTGCTTTCACTTGGCGTTGTCCAAAATAGATGCGGCGAACTGGGACATCTTCTCGATACCCCGATCGTTGCGGAAGATGATATCGCCCTTTGCACGAGCGATACCAGTCTCAGATGCATGAGCGGGTACCGCGAGCATCTCTGCGGTTGGTTTGCGGCTGATGTGGACGATTGTTCCGCCCAGCGAGCGAATCAGTCCAGCCTCGTTGTCAAACCGAACATCGGGCACGCACACGCAGTGGGCAGAATCATCCAGCTCATGCTGCCAGACACACAGCCACAGGTGGGGCAGCAGGGCCCGCCCCCACTCCGTGCCAAGGGTCTGCATCATGACACGAGGGGTCACCTTCCCGTCAAGGAAGGGCACGGGACAATTCTTCGATAGGTCTGACACATCCACCCCGATGGAGGCCAGCATCCGCTTCAGCGGCCCGGCAAAGGGTTGCTCGCTGAACTTCTGACCACGGAACTCGACGAGCCGGCGGAACTCGCCTGCGAGGGTGGATTTGCCCGATTGTGCAGGGCCTGCGATGCCAATGAGGATCATGGTTACTCCCAGTCGTTGTGGTTGCTGAGCCCTGAGCTGATGACAGCGAAGCCGGTCAGGGCAATGAGGGTGGCGGAGATGAGACCGATCAAGGTCATGGAATTATTCTCCTTGTGAATGTTTGGTGATTTTCTCGAACCTGCGAACCGCGGCCCGGGCCTTGATCTCCATGAGGATGAAGATCAGGGCCGTGGCGATCAGGATGAGGACAAGGACTGTGATGGGGTGCATGATGTGAATGCCTCTAGGAAGGGCTAGAAGGCCCCTAGGAGCTCGCGAAGGCGTTGGATGGTGTTACCCCTTACCGATGCCATGAAACGCGCCCAAGGGGGCGTAGCCCGCGCCAGGGACCGCAGGATGCTGATTCGTTTGCTCGGCAAGCTCAGGTGCACGTGCGGTCGAATTCAGCTCTGCCTTGTATCGCGGGGCTACGAGGTGGAGTATGCCTCGCACAAGGGGGCAGGTCAAGTGCCGTTTGTCGCCCGCGTGACCGGCGTGCGAGTAGCCGATGGATTGTCACCCCTCAGGAAGATCTCGAGCATTGTGCGCGCCCTCTCCTCCGCCACCCCTTCCGCCTTCATGGAACCAAGCCTCTTGAGCAGCGAGCGCACGTCCTTGGGGGATTCGGAGCACACCCTCCGGCAGCTCCATCCATTCGGCACGTACGCCCCGTTCGCCAGCAGGTCGCGGCCCAGCTCGGAGCTGCCTAAGATCATCAGCGACTCCCCGTGGGGCGAGGTGTACGCCACGTACTCGTCACGACGCCTTTGGCGCGGGGCCTTGTCCTTGCCACGCACGCCTGGCTGTGAGGGGGCGATCGCGGGGGTGATGGGCTGTTGCTTTCCTGGTTGGCGAGGCGGCCCCCATTCCTCTCCTGGGGCAACGGCCTCGGCCTCCATGGCTCTGTACTCGGCCAGCCTCTTGGTCGCCAACTCAAGGTCACCGCCGGCCTGCAGCCACGTGTGTGTGTGTGCACGGATGCTCTTCAGGTACCCACCCTGCGAGCCCTCAAGCTCGCCGAGCTGCTTAGGCTCCAGCCGGGACACGATCAGGGACCGGTTCGGATCATCAAACCGCTCAAGCGGCTTGAGCTTCATCCTCAGGAACATCCAGCCATCGACCTTGGCCGGTCTCGCGTCGATGGCGTTGCCCTCGATAACGGATCGAGTGATGACGGGTTGGGCTGCCTCAGCCGGGGCGAGCACAGGGTACAGCATGAGGGCGAAGGGCGTACTGCTCATGACACCTCCTTGTGTCAGTTGATGAGTGACGCCAATCATGGCCCGCCCCTCGCACAGTTGTCAAGGGTGCGAGCACAGGTGGCGAGAAGGGCTCGGGGCGAGCCGGCCCCACCACCCCGCCCACCCCGGGGAGGTGCCACTGCCGCCCCGGGGGACTTTTAGCAAATTATCCTCCCCGGGACTTTTAGCAAATTATCCTCCCCCTCGGACTTTTAGCAAATTATCCTCCCCGGGGGACTTTTAGCAAATATCTTCTCCCTTATTAGGACCTTGGTTTTTAGGGGGGTACAGGCATATAAGATGACCACGATATAGATATTTGCTAAAACGTAAGTCGTTGATCTTTCAGCAAATTTGCTAAAGGGTAGATAATCCACAATTTGCTAAAGGGTAGATAATGACTTCATCCTACCCTTTAGCAAATGAGCTTTTGTGTCTCAGGATTTAACAAATTTGCACTTGCTAAAAGTATCCTCCCCGGGCTGGGGAGGATAGTTTGGGCACTTTTAGCAAATTGGGGTCAGATACTTTTAGCAAATTACCCAGATAGTTGAGGGTACTTTTAGCAAATTTGACTGCCTAGAAGATAGGCAAAAAAAGACCCGCCGAAGCGGGTCGTAGCCTGTGGATAACCTGTGGATAACTCCCCGCTAGAAGAGCTCCGGCTCCTCCTCCTCACCCCCCGTGATTGCCCCCACCACCCCTGTGCGGGAGAGTGAGATCATGGGCTCAGAGGCATCCGGGTCGACCGAGGGGAGGAGGTGTTCGGACGCGATCACAGCGTCGCCTGCCTGCGGCTCGGGGTGCAAATCCGGGTGCTCGGCCCGCCAGTCAGGGGACCCTTGCGGGTTGTGTGAGGTCGGTCTCCTCGGGTCCGGGAAGCCCTTCCGGACCTCCCCGGAGGAGGTGTGTGAGGCAGTATCAGAGGCCAGTGTTGCCCCGCGGACGAGGAGCATGCAGCCCTTGGCGCCCAGTTCCCCGCCCTCCTGTGACTGGATGTAGGAGAGCAACCTCTTGGCGTAGGCAGCGTTCACATGGATGGCGATGAGCTCCGCCTCCTCTGCGGGGAGCGAGGACTCCTTCTCAACCCGGTACATGAGCGCCCCCGTGGGGGCGTCATGGAACATGCACACACGGCACGCGCCGTGCTCGGGGTCCCCGGGCTCCCCTGTGACCGGCCCCGAGGCGTCGGCGTAGGTGATCATTTCAGGGCCTCCTTGACCTTCTGGGCACGGCCACGCATAGCCAGGGAGGCCAGCGCCAAGGCCTTGGCTTGCTCCCGGCCATTCGGGTAGATGGCCTCAACGGAGACCACCAGGTTACCGTTCCTGCCCCGTGTGGCGGCGAAGACCCGGCCCTTGGCCGTGAAGGTGGAGACGTTACCGCAGGCAGCCTCGATCAGCATCTGACCGGCGTCGCTCCGGCTCTTGCCACGCAGGTCGTAGGCGTTCAGGATGTCCAGCAGGCAGCGGGCGGGGTGGGCTTCGTAGATCATGGTTGATATCACTCCTGGTGATAGGTTGATGGTTCAGTGGACCAGCGGGTTGCCGGCTTTGCGTTCCGCAAGGAATGACTCGTGTGCTCGCTCGCAACTGGCATTGGGATTGATCATTGCCAGAGCGCGGCAGACGTGGACAAGCTTGTCTTTGCCCATCTCCCCGTTCTCGATCTCCCTGAGGGCCTTGTTGCGCTCTTTCAGAAGGAGCATCGGGCTTGGGTTCACGTCCTTGATGAAGATGGCGGCGGCCTTGGTGACGTCAGTCACGGCCAGGACAAAGGCTGCGGCCTCCATTTCTTGCTCCCGGGGGAAGCCGTGTGCTTGGGCACCCAGGGGGAGCAGGAGGGCGGCGGCGAGGGCAATGCGTTTCATGGCTTGGGTTCCTTCTGTGGGGCCGGACACGAAGTGTGTCGGGCATGGTGTGCATGATGCCTCGTGTGCTGGAGCTCGTCAAATCGGGCCGACGAACGGCAGGGGCAGAAACAACAAAGGGCGCCGAAGCGCCCTCTGAGGTTGGGTCCTATGGTGTCAGGCAAGGTGGATCAGCTTCAGGAAGCCGAAGAGTTCTTTGGCATCGCTGATTGAATCGGTGATGCCTGCCCTGAGGTAATCCCGTCGGGAGTACAGGACCACGCAGGTGCCCTCGCGGTCGCGGTAGAGGGTCAGCGTACCTCCGTCGGAGCAGTCGACGTCCTCGAGTGCATCTGCGGTTTCGGTAACTCCGCGGATGAAGGAGCGTTGCTCTTGGTGGTTCAGGTCGCCGGAGCGGGAGATGATGGTGTGCATGGCTGGATTACTCCGAGTAGAGGTTCGAGTGAGTGAGGAAGTCATACTTGCTGATGATGTCCTCGTAGCGGTCGCTCATCCACAGCTTGAGGTTGTGGCCGCGCTCCACTGTGCAGGCGTAACCCCCGTGCTCGGTGGCGAAGCGGGCAATGACGACGCCGCTCGGGAACTCGCGGGCCTCCAAGAGGAGGGCTGCGGACAGGATATCGCGAGCCTCTTCCTGTTGCTCGGGACGGTCTTGGGATGCGGTGATGGTGTGCATAATCTGGTTTCCTTTGTCGAGCTACCCAGATGGCGTCTGGGTTGGATGCATTGTGACGGGGTCAGCCCTGCGTGTCAAGCTCTGCCGACGAGTGGTAGGTCATACCGTCTCGGCGGGGTGGCTCGGCCCCCTGGGCACAGGTCACCACCAGTGACTCCCGCCCGCACGCAGAGATTCGATCTCCGCCGATCTCGGACCAGAGGTCGTCGAGAAAGTCCGAGCACATGGCCTGCGTGCCGTCGTAGAAGACCTCGCCGAGTCGCTCGTAATGGGCCACTGGCCTCGATCCGGCTGGCTCGCACACGTAGAGGTCGATGGTTGGGGCTGCGTAGTGAACCACATGGTATCCGTACTCCATTGCCGCCTCCTTTACTCGGTGGCACCGAAATCGCTGTTCAAAAACTTGAGCCACTCGTACTGCTCCCTGATGTTCGCGATGGATTCGTCGACCCATAGCCTTCTCTCTGAGCACCTCTTTATCTCGACGGCATATCGTCCGTCATGGATTTTGTAAAGCGCCAGTCTTGCCCCCGTGTGCATCACGCTTGCTTCGATTGCATTCGCGTCCTGCAGAATTGAGTCGATTTGCGACGAAGGGGCCCGCACATCGTGGGCTTCGGAGATGACGTTCGTGATCATGGTCTTTCTCTGGGGTTTTCCGGGGCCGAAGCCCCGGGGTGGTTGGGTTACTTCTGGACGTTGACAGTCAGATTGACCTGGGGGCGCTGGCACACGTCGCAGGGCTTCGGCGCGACCTTCGCGGGCCTGGCCTTGGGCTTGGCCTTCACCTTGGGCAGCTCCATCGCCTTGGGCACAATCTCGTAGGCCACACACTCCTGCACACGGATCGTGGTTACCATCCGCTGCAGGGCGCCGCCCCGGGAGGTCCCGATCGAACCTCCGGAGCCGGACCCGCCATTGGCCCCGAAGGCCAGGGAGCCAGACGTAGAGACCGTCAGCACCGTGGTGGTCTCGTGCACCTTGTGGCCGATCAGTTGAGTCAGGCCGGGCATCACTTCCACTCGTCGGTACGGCTCATCCAGGTCCGGGGCAAGCCACTGATTCTCACCCAGAGGGACGTTACTGTCCCACACCAGGCCGATCACACGGCCGTTGACGTCGGTCGACATCACCTTCTGACGCGGACCGCAGTAGGGGTCAGCCACCCGGGAGATCTCAGCCGAAGGAGCTACCATCGCGGCGGCGGGCACCGTGACCGGGTTGATCGACAGGCTCTTGTTGTTGTAGCTGTACCCACCCGTGGCCAGAGACGTGTGCGGAGCCAGTTGGATCCCGCCGACGCTGCCGCCTGTTGCGGTTTGACCTTGCCCCTGGCCTTGCTGCTGCTGCTGCTGCGCATGGGCCTCTGGGTTGACGCCATTGACCGAGGCGACGGGGTTGTTGCTCGTGTTGGTGGTGCGGTTGTCCGAGTTGGTCTTGCAGGCATTGACGCCAACGCAGTCAGCGCCAGGGGTGTTGGTGGCCATTGCCGGGGCGGCGATCAGGGCCAGGGACAGGGCGAGGATGGTCTTCTTCATGGTACTGCTCCTTTGTTTGTTTCGGTTCACACAACCCCCGTGGGATTATGGTCTCGACTCGGCGGTGGTTGGTGCTCTGTCGATGGACGTGACTGTACAGGCGGCACCCCTCCATGTCAACCGCCGTGATCGCCCTGGAAACGAAAAAGGGGCCAGACGGCCCCTTCGACCCGACGGACGGTCGAATCTCACACCACCGTCAGCCCTTCGATACGGCGTTGCACGCCCCCGATGTCGGCGTCCATGTCATCGGTCATCAACGACAGAGCGCCATTCGTGGCGGTCACGGACAGGGTCATCCGGCCGCAGGACTTATTGCCCAGCAACTCCGTGCCACGCATCTCGGCCGAGACGCCGAGGACCTCGTCGGCGGCGTAGCGCTTGCCGTAGGTGGACTGCTTGTCGCCAACCTTGGTCCACGACTGGTCTACGGCGATATTGGCAACCCGGTACGGGCCGGTCAGCATGTTGCCCCTCACTTCCGTGGACTGTGCGTCGTTGCCGATGTACACGTGGGCCTGGGCCGTGGTTCCAACGGCCAACGTGACCGTGTTGCCCAGGAAGGCGATGTCCCTCGTCCCGCAGTAGGCCTGCAGACAGCCCTGACCCTCAGCCACGGCCGAGTAGAGGTGGTTGCCTACTACGTCCACGGTCGCAGTCCCGTACGCCGTGTGCACGCCACTGGATTTGAAGTCCACAATCTGATTGCCGACGATCTCACCGTTGGTCGTCGAGTCCTGCATCGAGATTCCGCGGGTGTTGCCCGTGACGACACAACCCTCCACACGGAAGCCGTCCACAGCCGCGAGATTGACCCCGTAGTAGCCGCCCTGAATGAAGCAGTCCTTGAGGTAGGCGCCCTTGGCCCAGGTGCGAACACCTACCGGCACCTTGTTGGCCTGGTAGTGTGTCCGCTGGTTGCTGAGCAGCGTGCCAGCTACCTCCACGCAGGAGATGCCCGCCCCGCCCGTGGGCTGGTTACGCTCATCGGCCATGATGAAGG